TTTCTTGAGTCTTATACAGATCTTCAAAAAATAATTTGTTGATTTCGTTTTTGTTCATTATATTACTGGTATTATTTGTAATTCTTTTATTGTTGTGTGTATTGCACCGCCATCATTACCTTCGTCATCCATTGTTGGAAAAATCCAATCTTTATTGTCTAAAAGTATTGCTATAGGCCTTTTGTGCCACATATTTTCTTCAGCTTCATCTCTAGGGATGTATTCTACTTTTGTTATTGTTCTACCAACTAAATGTTTAGTAATTAATTCTGTCCAATATTGTTCTACTGGTTTTCCTTTAATT